AGTATTCTTTTCCTTGATAACCCACTTCAGTCCCTTGCCTGGGATTGATGCTTCCACAGGTGCGGACGTGACAATCTCCATGTAGGACATGAACTGTTGTGCGGGCGACTCTTGTATTACAAATTCCATCTCGGACGGATGGATATCGAAGTTGCTGAACAGATCTTCCTCTGGCCCCATGCCAGGCAGAGAGTACGGAAAGGATTCCATACGTTCCATCTTGATCTGTCTCATGTATTCATCAATACGTTCGATGTTCCCGAAGAACTCATCAAAAGCATTTGCTGCGTATAACGCATCTTTATGTTCTAAAATCATTTACTTTCCTCATCATCTGTTACACATTATACAGTATGTAGCAAGATTTGTCAACCCCTAATTTTAGGGTTTATAACGAGTATAAATAGAAGGATACAGGAGAACTATTATATGGCAACATTAACCGACAACAAAAACTACTTGCAACCCACAGGGTTTCGTGTTATAATTAGTAGGCAAAACTACCCGAACCTTGAGTATTTCGCACAGGGCGTAACACATCCTGGCAGTACGGTTTCTCCATTAGAATTAGGTACGCCACGTATTACGTCAATACCTTTAGCGGGAGATAAGATAACCTACGGAAGTCTTGCGTTGGATATTATACTTGACGAGAATATGACATCGTACAAAGAGATGCAAGAATGGTTGGAAGGAACAATAAACTCTAACCAGACCACTAACCAAGACGGACAGTTTAATCCGTATCAGGATATTGTGGTGAGTATATTAAGTAGTCACAATAATGCAAATACGCAGATACTATATAAAGACTGTATACCAACGAACATTAGTTCTATACAGTTACAGGCGAATACGTCTACCGTGCAGTACTTAACATTCAACGTGGAGTTTAGATTTTCGTCATTTGAATTGAGATAGTATGCAATTTATTGAGTTGAAGAATCCAAGGGTTCTTGATATATTAGAAAGGTTTCGTTATTTGTATCGTGATAAGTATGACATAACCAAAACCAATAAACCTTTGTCTGACTTGCTTGGACGTGGGGAAGAGTACGTATCAGAAGAATACCTAAGAAAAGTTTTGAAGAAGGGTCAGGATCACGATGGTTCGCCTAGCGCCGCCTTCTCATATCCAATAAAACCAGATCACTATCGTGGTACTGACACTCAGTACAAAAAAGATTATGACGATGTTGATCAGGATATGCGACTAGAAGTCGGGTTCGAAAAATCCGCATTAAGTCAGTTATACCCACCCAAAGGTTTTATTGATTGGCATAATAACGCCAACTCTACGACATACAATATCCTATTTACGTGGAGTGAAACTGGTGATGGTTGGTTCAAGTGGTACGATAAAGAGAATGACAAGATAGTGACTATGCCCGATAAAAAGGGGTGGAGTGCGAAAGCAGGATACTTTGGTAATTATGGTGACGGTGATCTATGTTACCATAGTGCATACACTGATTGTTGGAGAATGACAATGGCATACGTAGTACCCCATGATGCGAGAGAGTATTGGGAGTTACTATGCGACTATATACAATGTGAGGATTAAATTATGAAACTAGATTTAGAAATGATACTGAGTGAGTGGAAGACAGACTGTCAAATCCCAACACATCAATTAGACGAAACGTCTCGTAACACACCGATGTTACATGCAAAATATTTACAATACCTATCCACAGCCAAGTTGTCACTTAAACGTGCAGAACATGTACAGAAAATTCTGTTAAAGGATAAGTGGTTGTACTATAATGGCAAGATGGATGAGAACGCCCTTAAATCTAAAGGGTGGGAACCAGATCCGTTCGGGGGTCTAAAAATCCTCAAAGGCGAAATGGATCATTACTACGACTCTGACCCAGAGATTCAACGTAGTGAAGAAAAGATTGCGTACCTAAAGACCGTAATTGAGACACTTAATGAAATAGTAAATAACCTTAACTGGAGACACCAAACGATCGGTAACATGATCAGATGGAAACAATTTGAGGCAGGATCATAATGAAATATGTTGTAATAGGAACACCTGTCTGTGGGTATTGTACACAGGCGAAAGCAGTATTGGAAAGAAAAGAGTTGGACTACGAGTATCGTTGTCTGACCGAAGTCGCACCCGAAGAACAGGATAGACTACAGGGTATTGCGAAAAAGAATTTCGTACCGTGCCACAGATCTTTGTAGTAGAAGATGAGAAGTGGTGTTACGTAGGTGGTTACACTGAGTTGAATAAGTTACTGAATGGATAATCAGATTCGCATAGGATTGCAGAACCATTCACTATTGATGGTGGATTGTAATGCACATCAGAGTCAGGAACTACGAGACTATTTCTCGTTCTTTGTTCCTGGCTATCGTTTCATGCCTGCGTTTAAAGCAAGACGGTGGGACGGTAAGATAAAGTTATACAACATGGTGACCAAGACGTTACCTGTTGGACTATACAAACATCTGAAGAAATTCTGTGCGGACAGGTTCTACCCATTACAGTTAATGGACAACGACCAGTACGGTCACCCCGAAGTCAAGAATAAAGTTGACCACCCATCTTTGATGAAAGAACTCAAGGACTATGGTGCGCCATTCGAACCACGTGGATATCAGTACGATGCGATCGTCCACGGTATAGAACAGAAGAGGGCGTTACTACTATCCCCAACAGGGTCAGGTAAGTCTTTCATCATCTATAATCTGATGCGATGGGTTCAGGAACGAACCGAAGGCAAGACACTTATTATTGTTCCTACAACAAGTCTAGTAGAACAGATGTACAAAGACTTTGAAGACTATGGTTATGATGTACAGAATAATGTACACCGTATCTACTCTGGTAAGGAGAAGGTAACGGATAAAAGAATCATCGTCTCTACATGGCAGTCTATCTACAGATTTGGAGCCGAATGGTTCGAACAGTTTGACAGTGTGTTTGGTGACGAGGTACATCTATTTAAGGCGAAAGTCACTTGCGACCATGATGGACAAGTGTGTGAATGCCTCTTATAGATGGGGTACGACTGGTACACTAGATGGTACAGAGACAAACAAATTAGTACTGGAAGGTTTATTCGGCCCCACATTCACGGTGACTACCACCGTAAAACTGATGGAGAGTCAAACCTTGGCAGAACTGGACATATCTGTCCTGTTACTGCGTTACCATAATGACATCTGTGAAATGATGGCAGATAAATCTTATCAGGAAGAGATTGACTACATAGTTACTAACCCCGATAGATTACGGTTCGTCACGAATCTTGCCACATCTCAGGAAGGGAATACATTAGTCTTGTTCCAGTTTGTAGAGAAACACGGCAAGTTACTTTATGATCAGGTGAAAGAAGTGGCAGACGATGATCGGAAGGTGTTCTATGTATCAGGAGAAGTAGATGCCACCGATCGTGAACAGATTAGAGGAATAGTAGAGGGACAGAAGAATGCAATTATTGTCGCAAGTCTTGGAACTTTTAGCACTGGTATTAATATTCGGAACTTGCATAATATCATTTTCGCTAGTCCTTCCAAGTCTCAGGTCAAAGTTCTTCAATCGATCGGACGAGGATTGAGAAAGTCAGATAACAATGCAACGACAAAATTATACGACATTGCGGATGACCTACATACTAAAGGTCATAAGAATTTTACATTAAAACACAGTGCGGAGAGAATCAAGATTTATACTAAAGAAGGATTCAAGTATAAGATCTATCCGATAAACTTGAAAGGGAAGAAAGATGAGTGAGTTAGACGTTTATTCGGTAAAACATCTAAAACTAGCTACAGGTGAAGAGGTACTTGCCGAAATCATCGAGGAAGATGATTACGATGTTATTCTAAGACGTGCTTTAAAGTTAAATACAGATATTTCTGAAGACGGAGCGAGATTTCATTCTTTCCGAAACTTCATGACGTATCAAGATGATCCCGAAGTTTTTATTGTGTTGAAGGCAATACATATTGTTGCTGTAACTTATCCTGCTATGCAGATGTTACAACAGTATAAAATGACCATTGAAGAAATGGAAAACATTGCAGATCATTCGGAAAGACGTGAAGCACAGAAAACTGCTGCTAGTATGTTAGATGAATTGGTCGATCAGATGAGCAGTAGGAACAATGATGAAAGTGATAGTGATGGAAGTAACATTTTGAAGTTTCCAACCCTTCACTAAATTTACATGTACTGACTGGCAGAAGAGTGCTTCTATTATACAGTTCGGTGCAAGTTTTGTCAAGTCTTTTTTAAAATTAATTTATTAATTGACATGTACATGAAAATNTGTTATAATATGCATTCAATCAGGAGTGATGTATACAATGAAACCAAAAGAGAAACCCCATTACGTAAACAACGCCGACTTCTCACAGGCGGTGGTTACTTATGTCAGTCACGCACGTATGTGTAAGGAAGCGGGTAAAGAAAAACCTATTGTCCCCGATTATATTGCACAGTGCTTTCTAAAGATTTCAGAAGGGTTATCACACAAAGCAAACTTTGTTCGTTACACCTACCGTGAAGAGATGGTAATGGATGCAGTCGAGAATTGTCTGAAGGCAATCGAGAACTACAATCTAGAAGCTGCGACACGATCTGGTAAACCAAATGCATTCGCATACTTCACCCAGATTACTTGGTATGCATTCCTTCGTAGAATCCAACG